CGTCTGACAAGATACCTGCTAAGCCTTCACTCATAGCGGCTGAAGTAATACCGCTCGCCTCAGCCCACCCTTCTATAGTAGTCGCGTCAAAGCCTAGAGTGCCTAACAGATCGCCACCTACCATAGTAGAGATGACACCTGTAAAGTCTCCAGCTCCTGCCGCAGTAATGATGTTCTGTGTCTGCTGGTAAGTAGTACCCATTAGACCTGTACCACTAACTTCTACACCACCTGTTACTGTAGGAGGCTGGATAATACCAGCGGCTTCTAAGCCTCCTGAAACTAAACTAGCCCAATCAGAAGCATGTAGGGTCTGCCCACTAGCCGCTTTAATCGCAGTAAGTGCCGCAGTGCCGAAAGGTATGCCCCAAGCAATAATGCTAGTTATAGGGTTATTTAAAAAGGTATCCCACGTACTCTCCTCTGGGGGGTCTTCAAACCACATCATGGCGTACTCGCCTACACCTGCTACGCCTCCCGAGATATCAAGGAAATACCCACGATCTTCTAAATCTCTGTACTTCTCTCTTTCCTCATCGCTAAAGCCTTGGTACATGTCCGTGTTACCACCAGTCTCAGGGACTTTCATGTACAGGTTATCACCGTCATAGTCGTAAGGGTACTCGACTTCAAAAGTAGACGCTGTAGGTCTGCTTTGTGGTAGGCTGTGTTCACGAACTAGCTCTAAAAAAGGTAACCCAATTAACTGATCTCTTGCCCAACCTTCTAGATTAGTACCTGCAAGTGCTCCACGGTTAGGGTCAAAGTTACTAAAGGCGTAGTCCTTTTTAATTTGAAGCTGAGCCTCGAAATCTGCCCCACCTACTAAACTAGAATGCCAATCAATAATGTTAAAAGCATCTTCTTCAGCGGCTGGTGCTGTGTCTTCAAGGGGTTCATAGCCTTCCATACTAGAGAAGGTTCTATCGTTGTTTGCTAAGAACTCCTCTGCTGTAAATGTCTCTATAGCATACGAACCTGTCAAACCAAAGGCAGAGTAGTCAGCCGTGTAAGTATTCTCTTGTGGGTTATAGCTGTACGTAATATAGGCAGGGTTACCATTAACATCTACTTGAGCATTAGCTTGAGCCAGAGAGTTCATGTGGTCGGTATAAATGTCGGAGGTTACTGGGACGTTAACTCCCAAACCCTCATCACTATATAAGGAGGGGTGTGTAGTAGGTGCAGTA